AAAGGTCCGAGTTTTGCTCGGATCCGACGCGTCAGGCTGCCAGCCGTAAAACTTTTTCCTGCTCTCAAGAGTCACAATAACCTTTCCAGACCCTGATTTCTCGAAGAAAGTTTTGAGTAGCGTTACCTCACTCTCAGATATCCCTTCTCGCACTTGGACGCGAATCCAGGGGCGGTAATTTCGTACTGAAATGCAAATGCTATTTCCTTCCAAATTCGATCCGAATAAAACGACTCGAGAAAGCATATTCTGATAGTTATTGTCGTCGTCGCTAACGTCGACATATTCGCTTGAGTCCTCATAACGAGAGGATTGAGAATCACCTTCATTGTGTTTCATCAAACCATCTGAATAATCAGCGCAGTGTACATGAAGAAGCATGAATTTGAGTGACACATCTCCTCCTTTAAATGGCACAACTTCAGGACGTACCGACTCACCTAACCGAATGTGGTAAGCCGCCATTTCGTTTTAATTGTTTTAATTTAATTAATAAAAATTATTTCATTTTTTTTTAGTACCGAAATATCAATTAATCATTGTTTTTGTTAAAGAAAAATAAATAAAATGGTTTTAGGGTTTTAAACTCGAAACCTAGACTTGAACGCCGCTACATTTCTTTGAAGACTCGTCGATTCCCCCCAAAGAATGTAGTAACTGAGGTACCCTGCTTTCGTTACATCTTTTGTTCTCAAGTCCTTGCTATGCCGTGCCCTGTATCTTTCCCTTTGGTTCGTATCGTGTTTTAACGTATAATCGTCCATTCCAAAAGCACCAAAATGCGTGATCTTTTTCTTGCCACTTGCATTCTGGAAATAAGCAGTGTACTTGTGCTTTCCGTCTGTCGCACGCTTCACTGACATTAACTTTAATTTTCCATTTTTTTGGAAACCATCAAAAGATTTTCTTGATTTGGATTTTGACATTGATCTTGATTTTGATTTTGACATTCTATGTATTTATTTTTATTTTTTTGAATGATTGTATATATGATATCACAGCAGAAAAAAAAAAGATTTTTAAAAAAAAATGCATTTTTACATTGTAAAATATAAAGAATTTGATGTTAATTTACAAAACGGGGTAAAAGTTCTTAGAGACGTAATTGACGTAACAGACGTAATTGATGAGTTTATACATGAATTCGAGATTTTTTTTCCTACGTCTATTTATTGTAAAGATGACATTTTGTTAATGAGAAATGATTTGAGTCTTCACTACAAGACCAAATGGGGTGAACCAATGAGTCTCTTTCTCTTTGGAAAAATTTCTGAAGAAACTGCAAACCAAATACAAAAGGAAGTAAAAATTTTTTACATCAAATTGGAGCTTGTTTCATTCTAACTTTATCTTAAAACACAATCACCAATCACACAATCATCCCCAAACTAGACAACCACGAACTCGCCCCCTTTGCTTCACAAAATCTCTCAATTAGATCCCTGCACTTCTCGGAAGAATATGAATTTACATGAGAAATCGTCTTGCCTCTGTATTCCGCAAAAGTGATTAATGTAAAATTGCATCGCTTCAGAATTTCAATTATTGCAAGCATGACGGCTTCCTCGTCATGTAAACCAAACAAACTTAAAAAATCATTTTTGATTACAAAATGTTTTTCCTCAAAAGGCGCTGCGCAGATGAAACATATTGCGCAAGAAAAGATATCAGCTTCCGTTCTTGTGAAGATCACTTGTTTTGTCGAGTATGTCAAAAGAATGTCGCAAATAAGCGCATCAGAAATCATCAAACAGTTCCATACGAAGGATTCCGGGAAGGAATGCATTGTGCGTACTCTCATGACACCGCCTGAAATCGCAATCCTTGTATTCTTCTCCTCATAAATTTTATACACATACGGGTTATTAGATGATGGCACATCACCAAAAAACAATCGTATTTCTTTCGACGTCAAGGAAATACTATTTTTAGATTGCGCATATTGATCAGATTGACAAAGCATTGACAATTTAAGCAAATAATCCACTGACTGGATCTTGTCTAAAGAAGTCTCATATGTAGAAAAAAGTATTTTTGAGAGTGGAGCGATGCTCGGTCTCTTGTCAGGATCCAACTGAAGACACGAAAGTACTAAATTGTCAAGTTCATCTGTTTCATCAACGTTGTGAGCCCGTAAAAGAGCATTGCGCAATTCAAAATCAGGATTTGGAGGACTGCTTTCTCCAAGCACACAATGTCCTTCCAAAGTATCAAAAGCTCCAATCTCTCCTAGCGCTGGCCTCCCCAAGCGCTGCCAAATAGAATCAAGCACAACACAATCGTCTGGTTCATTGCTTGTGCTTTTTTTATACACACAGAACGGAGAAAGCGTCAACAACTGAAAGACTATTGCTCCCAAGGACCAGATGTCAGCTTTATTATCATACTGCGATTTCAGAAAAATTTCCGGTGCCCTAAAGGGTGACGTAGTCACGCCCGGATTAGTGCTTTTCTCTCGAAAAGTAAGCATGCCGTAGTCAATTATATCTAGATAAAGCTTTCCGTCTAGCATAGAAATGAGAATGTTTCCTGGTTTCAAATCGCGATGTATGCAATTAAGACTGCAATGAAGTTTATGAAGCTTTTGAATGAGCTGCATAGTTATATTTGCCACTACAAGACGAGGAAGAAATTCATTTCTTGCAATCAAAGCACTCAACGTAAAATTTCCTAACGGAAGGGCGATCCCAATGCCCATGACATATGGCTCTCGAATATTGTCTTGACATGTCTTTATGTTGTAGCGACACAGAATTCCTTGAGGAAAATACACAACTCCTAGCTTTTTAATGCCGCAATTTCTTGAAGACGTAGCCCACAGCTCTCGCAAAATGGAGGCAATGTTTAATTCAAAATATGTGAATTCAAACTCGTAGGGCATAATCTTCAGGGCAAAATTTTGTGTACCCAATCTGCATCGATACACTGTCCCATACGATCCTTTTCCAATCTTCTCAAAAATGTCCATTTTTTTGATCTGATCTTTATAAATTTCAATCACCACAAATAAAAAAAACACAATTTCAAATAAAAATAAAATATTTTTTGTGAATTAAATAAACTACCATATATTATGGCAAGCGTTGTAGGTCCAGTTTCTGCTGCACTTAAGGCTGTTACAGGTTTGCTTCAAAGTGGGGCCGGAGCTCTGTCCAGCGCTTTGGGCCTTCTTGCAGCACCGTTACTTGCTGTCAGCTCAACCGCTGGCGCGCTTCAGCCACTTGTAGGCGGAGATAAAGTATATGAAGTCGCTTCTTCTTCTACTGTAGACCCTGTTATGGGTGAGGGTGTCTCAGTCGATGTAAATGTAGTGGCGGCCTCTGAAGCTCCTATAGCAGAAAATAGTGGAATTGAAATTTCCAGTGCCCCTGAAGCTGGTGCCCCTGAAGCTGGTGCTCCTGAAGCTGCTGTTAATTTCGAACAGTTTTTCGGAGGCATGAGAAAGATGCATAGTCGCAAGAAGCGAGCCCCCCGTCGTGTCTTGTCAAAAAAAAGACGCTCGTCTTCTCTGAAACGAGGTAATAACAATTCAAAGAGGAGCAAATCTCGCTCCCGAGGTAGATCCACAAAATAAAGGTTAAGTTGAAAATACTCTTATCTATATATTCAGACCCTTAACTTAACCAAACTAAAAAATGAGATTCTGTCTCGTATCTACTCACACTGATCAGACGATCGGTTACAGTAAAATTGCAACAAATTTGCTGAAGCATTTAAGTATCAGAGCAGGAAATGAAGTAAAGGAAAAAGTAAAAATTTTTCACTTTGGATTTCAGCGACACGCAGCTCGCGCAAACATAAAACGCGTTCCTAACGGAGTCGTTAGTTACGATGCGGCTGCAAACGAAGACCCCAAGGAAGAAGGATTTGGTTACAATAAGTTTAAGGAATATCTTGAAATGGTTCAGCCAGACGTTGTGATGATTTACAATGACATTTTAACTATATCAAAGTTTTTAGACGCTATGATGGCGGATCCTTTAAAGGAAAAGGAGAAGGAGCCACCGCAAATGTATAATCAAAGTCTCAAACCAAACTTTAAAATTTGGCTTTACTTGGACGTCATGTACAGAGGAATGCACCCCATGCTGCTTCGCAAAGTTTTTCAGATTACCGACAGAATTTACGTTTTTTCGAAGTCCGCTATGACTCAAATGAAAGCGTACGACGACAAGAGTTTATACGGTACGCTTCCTGAGCTCATGATATTGGAACACGCGGTTGACCCAGAAATTTTTCACCCAGTCCGAGAAACAAAACAAATCAGTAGACGTCAGCTCAATGTGCCAAAGGATGCGATCCTGTTCCTTAACTGCAATAGAAATTCGCAAAGAAAGCGTCTCGATCATTCAATAATGGCATTTGCTCAGCTTTTAAAAAAACTAAAAGACTTAAAACTAGACCATTCTCCAGACGTATATTTTGCCTTTGCAACCGGAGGTGTAGCGGCGAAGGCAGGTAATACGCCATTCTACGACATTCCCCGGATGTATTTAGAGGAAATGAAGAAACTAGGATTTTCTGAGACTGACGAAGATTGGAAAAAGAGGCTAGTGTTGATCGACACGTCTGTAAATGTAATTACTGATGAGGGAATTAACGAACTCTATAATTTGTGCGACATTGGGGTAAATACGAGCACAGGCGAGGGATTTGGATTATGCACATTTGAGCATATGGTTTCAAGCGGGGCAGCGCAAATTGTAACAGACACCGGATGTTATTCTGAATATTTAGGTGTAAGCGGCGAAAAGATGAGGCCCGACGAAAAGATTCTGCCCGATGCGCCAAGCGACCTTGCTTTAATCGTGAAAAAATCGGGACACGGATACTTTGACGTAACGCAAGCTGCCTTTGGATTTGAGTTTCCGATTTTCAATTTAGAAGATATTGTCAATGCATACGAAGATTGCGTGCTTAATCTTGAAAAATGGAAAAAGAGGTCGCAAGGGGTGAGGAAAATTTTGAAGACTTGGGACGAGGCGACGAGCGAGTTGTGGGGGGATATTCTAAAAGCTAAGTAAAATTTAATTTAAACATACATACATACAAACAAACACTTCTTACAAACTCTTCAAGATCAGGCTAAAGTAAATAAATTACGAGCGGC